ATCTCGCGATCCAGTCGTGTTCATGGGGCATTGCACAGATCATGGGCATTCAGTGCCAGCGCTTCAACATGTCGCCTGCGGCGTTCCTACTTGAGCAGATCACTAACGAGGATACGCAGATCGCGTTGCTAGGCCGTTACATCACGGCGAACGCGGCGTTGCGCCAGGCGTTACAGCAGCACGATTGGGCGGAAGTCGCACGCTTGTATAACGGTGCCGACTATGCCGAAAATCACTACGATACGAAACTCGCTGCCGCCTATGCATCGTTTCAGGGTTGATTCGCAGATTGCGAGGCTAGCGTATAGATGCATGCGGTGTGCATGTTTAAACACAGTTGATTGACGACCGCATTCAGTTCGTGCACTTCTTTCTCGATCTGCGTATGGCGCTCGCGCGCCTCGTCGAGATAGTGCAGTACGGACCACGTCTGATAGACATTGACGGCAGTCAGCAGGAACAGAATAACCATTCCATTGCGCAGCTGTTTAGAATTCATGGCTTGCCTCGCTTACGAAGCTCGTCCGTGATCGAGTGCACATTGTCCTTGCTTTCCGGGTCAACGGGAACCGGTTCGATACTAAACCGTTTTAGCAGGTATTTCTCTAAATAGGTGATGGTGCGTTCAGCCCCGAGCCATCCGGCTACGCCGACACATACGAACGTGAAATCGTCCGATAGTCCTAGCGCATGGCACCCATGCGCCACCAACAACCCCACGAAGCCCGCCCCGACTGCCCCCAGCAGCATGTGCGGCCAGCCGCCCGGCTCGTCGCGCATGAGGCTACCGATAATGCCTCCGGTCGCGGCGAGACCCGCCTGGACGATGTATTCGTAGAGCGCGTCGCTAAGTCGGGCCATGGTTACCGCTTCGAGGTGATTTGTTAAGGGTACGTGCCGACAAAATTGCCAGACACATTTTTTGTCATGCCTTGCGTGCCACCGCCCAAATCTTGAAGACTCGCGGTCAAGTTCCCGCGTAAGTCGCAATTGATGATGGAGTATTCCGTCACAGCGTTTGAATTTACGATCATGCCATAACCTTGCGTATCGGCTTGTCCACCTGCTGTCGTTGTGTTGAATGTAGGTCCCGAACGTACGCCGTCGAATGTAATGTTGTAACCGGCGAGCACGACAATGCCATGGCAAATGGATCTGCCAGATGCCGTCCGCGAGTTGCCAGTCACCTTCCCGCCTGTCATAGCAAAGTCGTTGACGCCCGTGTCGATGACGAGGCCGTGCGTACCGTTTTGAATAATCGTCTGAGCTACCATATCGACACTTTTTGTGTTCTTGAAGTACATGCCAAGACTACCCATCGTGCCTGCCCAACAATTCGCCAACGTGATACGCGCCAGAAGTTGATTCGTACCATCGAAGTACCAAGCGCTGTTACTGTTTACGGGGCCTCCTGCTCCGTCCACAAACACATCCGAAAATCGCAGATTAGCGAGATAGCTACGCGATGCGCTGGTCAGTGCTTGAATACCGTTTTGAAAACCGGCCAGATTTGCTTGATCGACAAGTACCGTATCGCCCGAAATAAGCAACAGCGCCGTGCCCGTGTTTTGCGTCGTCGCTTGAAAATTCAAACGACTGAACATAAGAATGCCGTACTGCTGGCCGTTCGTACTCCATGAGACATCTACTTCGAAACCGTTGCCTGTCGGTGCTAGCGCGCTGATATCGTACGCACCGCCGCGCGTACAGCCTTGACTCCATATTGCCAAGTTGTTGCCGTATAAAAACGAAACGTCATGCAACGTATGCTGGCCGTTTTGGAACACAAAGAACGTGCTGGCCGATGTCGCCCCACCTTGCGTAGCATACTGCACAGTGAAATCGTGTCCTGTAAAGTTGCCACCGTTTACAGTGAGAAGATTAGCCGCAGCGCTGTTTAAGTTGAAAATCGTACCCGGGCCGTCGCCTATAAAAGTCAACGGTGCTGAACCGTTATAGACGAGGCTATTACAGCTGTAGGTACCTTCTGGAAAATAAAAGGCACCTCCACTGGCAATAGCGGCGTTGAGTGCTACGGAGCTATCGCTCACGCCTGTGGGGTCGACACCGCTAATTGTTGTAACGTTTACGGCCATTTTAACCTCTATGAGTAATGCTAGACGCCGATGGCGATCCATTTGACGGACTGATTAGTCCGTGCAGGTGTCGTACCGATCGACCATACTGAAAACGCAAAGTTGTTGAGACTCTCAACACCGGTCGTTGCCGAATAGGCACCGGAGCCTGCGCCGTTAACGGGTGTTACAGTGAGTGAATACTGACTCGTGTAGGCTTTTTGAAACGTCACAACTAAGTCGGCAGATGTGCTTGCTGTGGCATTCCCCCATTGCATGAGCGCACCATTAGGCAAATACACAAAACTAGATCCTCCTGGGCCTGCAAGTGCAACAGGAAATTGAGCGTTTTGAAGTACAAAACTCGATGTCGTGTTGTTCCAGACGACAGCTATTTGCGCACCAGCCGTGATTTCGCCGCCGATAAGTGCGCCACCAGAACTCGTTACGACGGCATGCGTACCGAGGCCATTGACGTTCAACGTACTCTCGCCGGTGTTGGTATTCGCGGCGCGAAAAGTGATCGGCAAACCGTCAGTGAGCGTCGTAATGGTGGGTGTATATGCTACGACGTAAGCATTCGCCGAGCCGCTATCGATCGCGTAGTTAGCGGCATCGGACTGCACCTGGCCAATCGTCGCCGCTTCGGTGGATCGCGTCGCCGTGGGCGTGTTCAACGGGTCATAATTGATATTCGTACCATCGCCGCGCAAGCGTGTCGCACCACCCTGCGGAACAACGGCGCCTGATCCGCCGCTCGTCGTCACAGTCAACGTGAAAGCGCCCGAGCAATTGTTAAGCACGGTCCAATCGTAGATCCACGCCGGCAGAGTTACGACAACATTGCCCGTCAGCGTGCCGGTGAAAATCAACGTTTTCTTAGATGCTTGCAGCGGCGTCAGTGTGACATTAGCGTTCGTCAGCGGCGTCGTGGTCGAACCGTAAGCGGCACTAGGAATCCAGCCTGTTCCCGTCGTATCCGGCGCTACTTGGTTGTTATCGACCGTGCTGCGCCATTTGCCGAGGTAATCTGTAGATGATACTTCCGCACCTTGTGCATAGCCGCTGATGGCCGAATTCGTCGCAAACGTGGCGTCATAGACGAAGGGACCGCCATACATCAGCCACCATGTAATGCGGGCGACCTGATACAAACCCGCATTGAAATCGATACCTTGCGGCGGTACGCCGCCCGATTCGGGCGGAAGCATGGTCTCGGGTGGAAAGCCGATACTCTGGCATGCGCGGCCGTCGCCAGCCGTCGTCGTAGGCGGTAATTCAAAAATGCTGGTGCTGAGCTGCGCCCAAGGGTACAGCCATTTCAGTGGGGCATTAGCGACTTGCATGGTGATATCCTCACGGTAAGGGCTGAGCGTTGGAAGGCATATAGAACGGTGAGCCAGGAACGCTCCACGCATTCACGACGTCGGGATTAGCACCGCGGTTAGCAGGCGAGAATCCGAACGGCACATAAGGTAGCGTTGCGTAAACGTATGTTGCGATCGTACCAGCTGGCTGCGGGAACAAACCCGATTGAATGATAGCCAATTCTACCGGCGTCGGGAAAAAGTCGTAGTGGTACGCAATGTTCATCGGGTTAGCGGGATCATAACCCACGTAGCAAGCCCCTCGATCGCCGAACATGGCGCGCATCAGCGCGTTAATACTCGGGCAGTCACATGTTGCGATATTGGCGGCCGCCTTGACCAGTAGCAGCGTGCGGTAATACTGATCGGGCAGCGCATAGGCGATCGTACCGCTAACACCAGGGTAAAAAGGCGCCTGACTCCATGGTTGCCAGTTAGTCCCTGTCTGCGTATAGCCGCCGGTCCATGTGATGCTGGCACCGGTCGCCGGGGGCGCTGAAAACGTCACCGTCGTACCTGTTTGCAATAAAGGTGTCGTTGCTACGCCGTTCACGTAAAAGATGGCGCCAGCGTTTGGCGTGACAGGCGTACTGCCGACGCCTAGGATGGTAAATGTTACCGTCGCGCCATTGCCCGTGCCGATCTTTCGCGCTGTTACGTCCGTGGGAGCGATGTTCCAACCGAAGTAGGCGCCCGCAAGCGGCGGCGTAATCTGCAGATAGCGCGTCACGCCGAGAATGCGACCCCAAATGTCCAGACCGAAACCGACCGCGGTAGAGATGTCCCACACGTTAGCTAGAAACTCTTGCCCGAATTGCCAAGGGTCGATCCATTGATCCGCGCACGCAAGCAAATAGAGCAGCGTTGTGCTATTGCTAAATTGCTTCTGCACCGTGTTGCGCAAGTAAAAAGACATCGTTACACACTCACCGCAACGACATTCACATTCGCCGCAAGCAGCTGCGGCTGCTGATCGATGCCCATCGTGACGGACGTACCGCTGCTGGGACTCGCCGTTTCGGCAATGAAAATGGATACCGGCGTAATGTTGCCTAGCGCAAGAATGGTCGCCGCATATTCACTCGCCACAATCTGCCCGCCAATGCGTGCGCGAGGAACGCTGATCGTGCCGTCTTGCGATGTCCAACCGGACAAAAAGGCTGCTGCGACGGCTTGCTGTACCAGCGTGACGTAGTTCGAGGGCAGCGTCGACAGATTGGCCACGTTGACCGTCATGTAAAGCTGCGTCGGCGTTTGGTTGAACATGAAGCTAATGGGATACGTCGGATAGGGCGCGTTGTAGTTGACGGTATCCTGCACGTTGACCGTGATCGTTTCCTGCGATGAGAAACCGCAACCGCAATCGAGTTTCGAATTGATCGCTGTCGCAATCACGCTACTTGCTACATCCGGTGCCGTGACGTTGATAGCGATGGAGTGCGCCGGAATCGGATAACTCGTCGTGCCGTATGTAATGGCCGTATTGCCGCCGTTATTGTATACAAAGACGTCCGTGACGCCTTGAATATTGGCGATAGCGGCACGAACGTTTGCGGCCTGCCCCATACCGCCGATTTGTACGGATGCCGCGCGGCGCGCTTCGAAGCTCTGGCGATTTTCGACCGGCGTTCCCGGCGTACTGGCGGCTGTGTTTGTAATACCGGTCCAGTTAGGCACCTGCTGATAAACGGAAAGACTGCCTGCAGCCGCTGTAGGACCCGTCCCGGCGACAACCGCCTGAAATGTGACGGGTGCTTGGTTGAGCGAGTTATAGATCACCGCCGTTGTCGTTGCCCATACGGATTGATCAACGCTGCTTACGGCTTGAGAGCCCGCAGGGAGCGTAGCGCCTACGGTACCGAAAACGGTAGCCGCGACCGTTGCAAACGTGGCGGCTTGACGCGTCAGAAAGTAAATGCGGCCTAGTGCGTCTTGGAAGGAACCTTGCGCTGTGGATGGGTCTACTTGCGAGATGAAATAGGCAAGCAACGCCTGGAAGTTGGCGACCATATAGGACTGTGCGCTAGCAAGCTGTCCTTGCGGCGTAGCGAGCGCGGGCGTCAGTGTCTTGCCTGTCGCCGCAAAGGCTTGCACGTAATCGGCCAGCATGCCGGTCAGAATCGACTGCTCGGAATTGATGACTAACCCCGTGGCGGTGAAAGTCGGCAGCGGCACATTGGTCGTCGGCGTGGTCATGGCAATGAGTCTACCTAGCGCGATAGCAGCTGCCTACGGGCAACGTCGTGATAAGGCGTTTTGTCAACAGTATGTAAGCGTTAGTTCTGCATGTTGCCTGTATTACCGCTACCGGTCTGCACGCCAGGGTGGTTATGCGCGTTGACCTTGCCGGCGGGCAGCTGGACATCTGGCGCCGTTAGCATCACGTTTGACGTCCAAGCTGATGACGTGAGCTGCACCGTATTGCTGCCGCTGGTCATGGTGATACCGCCCGGCGCCGACATCGCAATTGTCTGGCCTTCCAGCGTCAGCGCGCCGGGTGTCTTGATATCGATACCCGCCGCAGCGGGGAGAAACTTTACCCACTGCGTCGCCGCGCCGTTTAGGAAGCCGCCGATGTAGAGCGCGTCCGCACTCGAATGCACGCGATCCGTCGCTGCCGCGCCGGCAAGCGGCTGACCTTGAATGGCTCGGGCTTTGGTGCCAGTGATGTCACGTTCGGCAAAGATGCATAGCCCGATGTCGCCCACGACGGGGTCCATGATGATGGCCGACACGCCCGATTGATAACGCAGGAACGGCACGTTGAAAATCGGCGACTGCGCGATCACATAGCCGTTGGTGTCTTGGTCTAGCACGACTGGCTGCACCGTGAGAAAGCCAACTGCGCTTGTGCCCGTTGTCACGGCCTGCACGATAACGAGATCCGCCGTATGTACGCCGCGGAGTATTTTTCGTATCACATAATCGAGCG